TTACTCTTCCTTTCTGTAGTTGTTCCTTAAATATTCTCTATCTTCTTTATCCAGATGAACATTTGTGGATAATTTATCAAAGATGGAGCTTTCAGCATCGTTTGCTAGGCGTCTATCGATAACATTAGATATCCTGAATAGCTGAACCGGTTCAGTGATGTAGGAAGTATACTGCCATACATCAGTTTTTTCAGTGATAACGTGTTGTGAGTATAAAAGTGCGCCCTCACCATAAACAATCCCTAATTTATTGCTAACACTATTTTTTATTTCCTTGAAAATTATGTTGCTGCCGCTTTTTAAAGTAACAACTTCTACTTTCGTATCCATAATTGCGACTCCTATTCTATCTTCAATTGTTAATTTTCGTTTTTTTCAAAAACCAAAGTCTGCCTATATTCTTCAGCATCAGCTTCCTCGTTGAAGTCAACGGTTAATTCTGTTCTTGCCATACGTTGACACCTCACATTCTAACAAATGCAGCCATTCCATCAGACAGCTGGTAAGACCTGACGAAATCTAGAGAGTTGAATGCCGGGCCCACATCTACTTTTTTCAAGAGTAAAGAAAGGGCAAATTCATTTGCTTCCGCTTCTATTTTTGAAACTTGAGTATTTGATTCCAATCGCCTAAAGAAAGTGGTCGATTCGCCAGAATGAAGTATGATGTGACCAAGCTCATGAGCCAAGACAAAATCTTTTTTAGGATACTCCAGGGAAGGGCTGATGAGCAGTGTTGTTTGACCATAGCTACTTACGGTCATTCCAAGTGTACTTTTAGGCAAGGCTACATCGTCAAGTATATATGCACCTGTTTCTTTTATAAGGCTGACGGGATCAGCGGTTCCATAAGTATCGACCAAATAGTCAACTTCTTTTTTAACGTTCAAACAGATCAGTCCTTTTTACTTCTCTTTTTATTCATTTCGAGTGCCACTAAGAGTGCAGCTTTCAGGCTGGTCTTATCTTCATCGCTCATGGGTTCTCCATAGAAATTCACGCTGTTTTCAGATTCCAAGCCATCCAGCATTCTATCGGCAAGCTGACCGATATCGCTCATTTCTTTGGGAGAAAGAGCAGTTTTATCATCGGTTCTGCCTAGCAAGTAATCCGTAGATACTTTGAAATAGTCGGCAACTTTTGTTAAACGGTCACCGTTGGGCGTTTTTGTTTTCCATGAGTACAGAGAGTTTCTTCCAAACCCTAATTTTTCCTCTAGTTCTACAATTGAAATACCTTGTTTATTTGCTAGTAGCTTGACTCTGTCAAAAACAGTCATAAGAATTCCTTTCTTGATATTAAACTTTTTTGTAGAATATTGTTGACATCTATAACAAAGTTTAATATACTATTGGTGTAAGTTAAATTGATAGAAAAAACAGACCTATGCAGCTATTTATCATTCTTGGCGGAACGTTATTATAATAGCATTTGCAGTTGGCTTATTTACTATGCTTTAAGTCTACAATAAAGTTTAAGTATTGTCAATATTTCTATCAAAAATACTTACGGGCGGGAGGGAGGAATATATAAGGAGGCGATTAAAATGCCGGAAACAATTAACGGCAGAGAGAAAATCAAAGCATATCTCAGTGCCAACGATATCTCCATTGCATCGTTAGCAACGATGTACGGGATGTCTAAGCAAGATTTGTCAGATTACTTGGCCGGGCGCAAGAAAAATCCGCAAGCAAACAGAGTGATCTTAAAGATCATCTCTGATTTTAAGCTTAGCTAGAGAGGATGATTTGAATGAATGAATTAAAGAATTTTACTTTTGAAGATCAACAAATCAGAGTATTGACAATCGAAGGGGAACCGTGGTTTGTCGGAAAAGATGTAGCAGAAGTGCTAGGGTACTCAAACAGTCGCAAGGCTATTGCTGATCATGTAGACAGTGAAGATAAGGGGGTAACGAAATGTTACACCCTTGGAGGAACACAACAAATCTGGTCTTTATAGCTTGATCTTGTCAAGCAAATTACCAAAAGCTAAAGAGTTTAAGCACTGGGTAACGAGCGAAGTTTTGCCGACAATCCGCAAACACGGTGCATATATGACATCAGCGAAAATCGAAGAGGTTCTGACAGACCCTGATACGATCATTCAGTTGGCCACTCAACTGAAGCAAGAGCGTGAAGGCCGGCTGATTGCAGAACAACGCATTGGCGAATTGACACCGAAAGCAGACTATTGCGACAGGGTGCTTGCCGATAAATCGCTTGTCACAATCACTCAAATTGCCAAAGACTATGGCATGAGTGGTCGGGCACTCAATGCCACGCTTCATGATTTAGGCGTTATCTACAAGCAGTGCGAAACGTGGTTCCTGTATGCCAAGTATCAGAAAACCGGGTGGACACATTCCGAAACCATCATGGTCGATAAGAAAGATGGCACACAGAAAGCCGTGCTCAACACGAAATGGACGCAAAAGGGACGCTTGGGATTATATGAGCTGCTTAAAGCCCACGGCATTCTGCCATTGATTGAACAGGAAGATATCGCATAGGAGGATTTAACATGTCGCCAATAGAAATTAACCAAGAGTACATCGAAAACCTGGTTAACAGCAGAATCGATGATCTGCTTGATAAAAATTTATCAGGGATAACCTGGTCAATCGATGAATTTAGAAAACATTGTTGCTTCAACAAGTCAGCAGAGTGGGTAAGACGTTATGTGATTTTACCATTTGCTGATGAGATTGATTTTGATAAAGGTGGTTGGTGCTTAAATCCACACGGTGGTAAAGGCAAAAAGCAAATGATTTTTGCTAAATCAGCTTGTGATTGGATGGAAGAAAACCATGCGCGCATCAAGTGGTCGGCAAGCGTGCCGAGGAGATAGGAGATGAAAAGCGTGGAAATAGGGAAAGAAAAAGCCGTCATGGTGCCTGCCAGTACCATGGGTTTGTTGCTTGCCATGGCTAGTAACACGAAATGGGAAACAGAAAATAGTGCACGGCTCGTTGCCGCTGTAACTTCATATGTCAATGATCCCGATGCAGAAAGTGAATTGCTGGCTTACATTGCAGCGTTTTGTACTTTGGAGACACAAGCCCGTGGTGAAGATGCCAAAAAGCTGATAGACATCACAAAGAAGACGTACGGAGACGAAATGCTTAAGAGGGTACTTGGGAAAATCAAAGAAATCGAAAACGTAAGGAAGAAAAGGAGGAACAAAAAATGAACGTGTTAGCAAATAGCACTTGCCCGTTGCTGCTGTGCATCCTGGGCATTATCGTTGGAGCCGTCTACGGGCACGTGGTAGTAGGGCTGATGATAGGGGCTATTGGGTGTTTGTGGGGGTGTGAAGATGAGAAAGGAGGTGAGTGATATGGAAGTTGGACTTGATATACTAGGGCTCCTATTAGCCATGATAGGGGATTCGGACTGGGAGACGGAAAGTGCAACAAGGGTTGCCACTTTCCTAACGACCAGTGCATTCAGCCTGCTTGGCCACGAAGGCGGAACAGATTTAGTGGCCTATGTTTCCGCATTTCAGATTCGTGAGGCAAGTGCCCGTGGCAAAGACATAAAAATCATTACAGACATTGCAAGAAAGCAGTTTGGTGATGAGATACTCGAAAAAACTGCCTCAAAACTTGAAGAAATCGAAAAAATCAGGATGAAAAAGAGGTAAGTGATGGAGTATAAACTTGGATATTAAAAAAACCGCCCGATATAAAGGCGGCACGAATTTATTATGAATCACTTATATTATAGCACATTTAGGAGGAGAAACACATGTACGAAATCAAAAAGAATTCAAGAACATTAGAAGATGGAACTAAAATCACGACCTACAGTAGAGAAATTGAAAGTTGCAACATTCTAGAGGTTGAAGCCGGGACTACTGGCTATCGTGGCGGTGATACCAGCCATGGCGGTCGCACCTATTTTCGCATTCAAAATGAAGCATGCACGGATATGGAGATCCATAGTTATAGCAATCGGTACAACTATTACGTGTCTGATGAATGCGGGGATGAATGTGGGGTTGAAGTTGCCCTCGGGGGTGACTGTGAGCTTGAAACGATGATCCAGGCTTTGAAGTTTATCGTAAAGGTCCTTGAGGACGAATCTAAGGGAAAAATGTTAGAGGAGGAATAGAAATGAATCAATTACAGAAGCAACAAACACGAAGCATTACATTCAAGGCAAACGGCGATGACGTGACACTTTCTCCAAGCATCGTGAGGGACTATCTTGTCCGCGGCAATTCCAAAGAAGTTACCGGACAGGAAATTGCGATGTTCCTTAACCTGTGTAAGTTTCAGCATCTTAATCCGTTCCTGAATGAGGCCTTCATTGTCAAATTCGGAGATAAGCCCGCACAGCTTATCACGTCGAAAGAGGCCTTCATGAAACGTGCTGAGTCTCATCCTCAGTACAACGGCCTTAAAGCGGGCGTAATTGTTGTGAATAACAACGGGGTTGAGTTCCGCAATGGTGCCTTTACAGTGCCGGACTTTGATCAGCTTGTCGGCGGCTGGTGTGAGGTGTACCGCAAAGACAGAGATATTCCCGTCAGAGTGGAAATTTCGCTTAGCGAATTTTCCAAAGGTCAGTCAACCTGGAAGACCATGCCGGCAACGATGATCCGGAAGACGGCCATCGTGAATGCCCTGCGTGAAGCGTTCCCGGAAACTCTCGGGGCGCTCTACACGGAAGATGACGACGGACAAATGCAGATGCAGCAGACAAAGAAGCAGGTTCAGGCGACCGAAAACAGCAAGGCCAAGAACAAGGCTGACGCCCTGATTGCACAGGCGATTGATCCGGAACACGTTCAGCAACAGGAAACGGAAGAATTCCAACGCGAACCGCGCCCGGTAGATTTGTTCAATCCGGCAGAAGAATACTCAAAAGGGGAATGAAAAATGGAACTTACAGCGGAAAACTACTACGATAACGCGACAAGCTTTGACTACATGAGTACGTCGCTCTACAAGGACTTCCGAAAATGCGAGGCCTTTGCCCTGGCGAAACTGAACGGAGAATACATGCCCGTCATGGATCCTACCGCTCTGCTCGTAGGGAACTACGTGCACAGCTATTTTGAGAGCGAGGCCAGTCACTCTGCATTTATCGAGAAAAACAAGGACGCAATGATGACCAAGAGCGGTGCGCTTCGTGCCCCGTACAAGGTCGGCGACAACATGATTGAGTGCTTGGGTGCTGATCAGGTGTTCAATAACCTGTACAGTGTCGGCGAGAAGGAAGTGATTGTGACTGGAGATATCTTCGGCCATCAGTGGAAGGGCAAGATTGACAGTCTCAATCTTGACAAGCAGTACTTCTGCGACATCAAGACCACGGCAGACATTCACAAGGGGTTCTGGGACAAGGATGAGCGTCGCAAGGTGCCGTTCATCAAGGCATACGGATATTACCTTCAGATGGCGGTATACACCGAGCTCATCAAGCAGACGTTTGGCGTTGAGTGCCAGCCGTTCATCTTCGCGGTGTCAAAGCAGACACCATGCGACCATGACGCTTTCAGTTTCAATTCCGAACAGGATCAGGAGTATCTCAAGGAGGCTTTGGAAGACGTCAAGGAACATCAGGATCATATAGCTGACCTGATTGCCGGCAGAGCTGAACCGGAGCGGTGCGGTCATTGCGAGTACTGCAGGGCGACGAAGCAAATCACGGCGTTCACAAGTGCTGCGGATATCGAAGTTGAGTAAGGAATTTTGGGCAGTGGCCGTATGACACCGGACGGGTGGGATGCCCGAATCGGAAAGGAAGGAGAGATAGTCATGGCATATTTCAGAGTTAACAAGAACCGAGACTACACGGTCATGAGTAACCATCATCTAAGGGACAGGAACTTGTCACTTAGAGCGATAGGGCTCTTATCTAAGATGCTGTCGTTGCCTGATGATTGGGATTACTCAGTTCCTGGGTTGGTTGCTATCTGCCAGGAAAGCAAGAACATCATACAAGGAGCACTTAAGGAACTTGAGAAAAACGGCTATTTAGTACGAACCATGACCAGAGACTCAAGTGGACATATCGGATATAACTACGATGTATACGAGCAACCGCAACACACTTTACCGCGACCGGAAAAACCGTTCACGGTAGAACCGTGCACGGTATCACCGTCTACAGTGGAACCGTGCACGGAAAAACAGCCACAATTAAATACTAATAAACTAAGTACTAATAAACTAAGTACTGAAGAATCAAAGACGCAGGAGAAAGCCGTTGAACCAAATGTAGTTAACATAGAGGATCAGCAAAAACAGGCAAACGACTGCGGCGGCTTCGCCAAAGTAGTCGACTTTTATAAGACCAACTTCGGCCTGCTTAACAGCTACATGGCGGAAGAGCTGAGACAGACGTACGACGAGTGGAGCAGCCAGTCTGAAGAGCCTGGTGGAATCATCATCAAGGCTATGCAGATTGCGCTTGCGAAAAACGCTAGAAATTGGAAGTTCGTTCTAGGGGTTCTAAGGCAATGGGAAGGGAAAGCCCACACTCTTGACGATGCGGAAGCACTAGAGGCAGAACACGGAAACCGTGGTCGTATCAGACAGGCAAGACAGAATGGCCGGCGCGCTCCTGCTGAGAACAGTCTGGAGAAGCACAATGCCGAGCTAGACAGGCTGACCGAAGAGCAGAATGCCAACTTTGACATGGAGGCGGCACTAGCCGAGATTGAGCGCATGAGGGCCGAGAGGGAGATGAAGGTATGAGTGAATTAAGGAAAGGGAGAATGAAAATGAAATTTGATTACGCATCTCTTGACTGCAAGCCGGGAGTTATAGCGGTTGCGCCGCCGTGGACTCTGTGGTCTGGAGACAGTGTAGTAATGGACAAAGACAGCCCAATGTACAAAGTGAAGCACTGCACCACGCTTGAGGACGATTCCGAAGCGGTGCTCATGTTGAAGGATCTTGCCGACCTTCACGATGTTTCAGCAATCATTACAGATAAGGGAGAACGCATCGATGTTCCGGATGAGAACTATTTGAGTGACATGAGGTATGAGTTTGCCGGCCCATGGATTGCTGATCTTGCCTGCATCGATGATGACATTGATGATTTGCGCCACAAGCTTGACGCTGTCGTTCAAAGGAATGTCTTTTCGAAAGAAATTGATATAGAAGCCGGCATGAGCGACGTGTACAGTCTATGGCGAAGAAGTCTCACGATTATGTCGGCTGTGAACCGCTATATGTATACCGTAAATCACCAAAATGGAGGAGAAAGAAAATGAAGGTACCTCATTCCGCCTCGCACTTTGGAAAAAAGGTTGTCATCGACGGTCTTAAATTTGATTCGATGAAGGAAGCAAGCTTCTATCAGCTTTATCTTAAGCCGAGCGGCTACCAGTTTACCACACAGGAACGATTTACGTTGCTTGAGACATTCCCCCTGGAATTAGTCAAGCTTCGTCAGACGGTTTATAAGAGCGACTTTGTCGTATATGACAAAGTCGGTTCAATCAAACACGTGTATGACGTCAAGAATGGTTATACAGAGTACGCCATAGACCAAAAGTCTAAAATAAAGTTTTCGCTGTTTGCGAGAAAGTACGGTGTTCCGGTTGAAGTGGTTGTCATGCGTAAGAACTACTTCAATGTCGCCATTCTGGGCACTACGAAAAAAGTCAGGCCAGTGCCGATGGTCAACATCGATTATGACTGGCAGGACATTATCAGATAATCACACCATGGCAAACCAAACACTGTATTTGCCATGGGCACGGACCCTTAGCTCAGTCGGCAGAGCAGACGGCTCATAACCGTCCGGTCGCAGGTTCGAGCCCTGCAGGGTCCATCGCCCCTATATGCTCCGGGGCGAAAAAAAGATATTAGTCTCACATTTGACTTTGAGAACGCAAGCATTGACGGGTTTGGATACTCACAATTGAAAACCTGAAGTGTAGCGCAAATCGGGTCATAGATAGCACGCGGGCATCATGGCCAGCGCTCAAAGCGTAACGCGTGCATAGCCGGGGCCGCTACTGAGCGGTGGCCGACGGAACCGGCTAATTTCTGCCTGCTTGGTCGGGCAGAGCCTACTTTAAGAAGTAAAGAGACATGTACGGATATGTAAGCTCGGGCGTGCCGGAAACGGTCCATCTCATGATGAGGAGGTTCGAGTCCTCCGCCGGCGCATTGGAAGGAGGAAAGAAGATGAAAAACTACTTAGTGACCATTAAAATCGGCAAGGTCATCACAAACAAGTTGGTCAAAGCTGAAACTGCTGAAGAAGCAGAGAAGGAGGCGCTTAGATGCGCATCACAAGAGACTACGGACTTACAAGCTCCAAATTAGAGCATGATTTGTTGGCAAGACTGGACAGAGACATCGCCAGAGAATACATGATAAGCGCAGAGAAGAAATGTAGCGTAAATAAGGTAAATGGACGCAAACGTACTAAAAGCTCTGAGAGGCGAAGATATACGCATGTATGGAAGGAGAATTTGAACAATGATTACTAAAATTGATTTCAAAAATTCTAAACGGTGTGACTGTTGTCATACCAAAATTGCTACCAAGCTATGCGATTACATCGTGGGATACTGGGATGCAGCTTTTATATGCGGTCGTTATTCCTATAACGAATTTGTTAATCAGAATCGATACGAAACGTGTGATTTAAATCTGTGCGATGATTGCGCACATAGACATAACGGGTTCGATTTTTGCCCTAATCACTGGAGATTGCTTCAATTGGCCAAGAAGAGGAGCAATTTTAAATTAAAAGGAGAATAGAAAATGAATGAGGAAGAATTACTCAGACAACTGAAACACAATTTGGTGATGTTTGCCGAAGACTACAGACGTATTTTTAAAGAGTATAAAGATGATAAAGATCAGCATTTAAGTTGGAGTTATAAAACAGCAATAGGACTAGCAAGAATATCTTGCCAAGATGTAATGACCAATTTAGGAATGCTTGAATATTTATGGGACAAAAAAGCCGAAGAACATGATGAAAAAATCAGACAAAAGTTAAAAGAAGTTAAAAGAGCAAAAAGGGAAGGAAAATTCCGATGAAAGAGATGAATAAATTAGGATGCATTGTTTCTGCAGCATTCTTTGCATGGTGTATGCTGATGTTTCTGATATGCAACTGGCTTGTGAGGTGAGACGATGGGATTGAAGTTTGGAAAAGCGGTTACGATGATTGTGGAAAGATATGGCTGGAGTGCATTTGACAACTTGAATGCAATTAATAATCCGGATCTTTGCAAGGCTGTTGAAATGGTTCGGAAGGTCAGGAAGAAAAAGGACGATATACATGCGAATAAAACTGGTGCAGACTTGCGCCGTGCACGTCCGCCACGCGAGAAAATCGAGAAAATGGTTGATAAGGGAATGACTTATGCCGAGATTGGAGAGGCAATCGGCTCCACTCCCGAAGCGGCAAGCAAGATCGTCAGGAAGTATGGTTTGTCAGAAAGATACTGGTTTGCGCATGGCATGTACAATCTCATCAAATCAGATCCCTATCGCAAGTTAGTTGAGCAGAAGAAAGCTGAGATGAAATCCTTGATTAATCACGGAGCCACCGATGCCGCCATAGGTGCGGAATTAGGAATGACCGTCGGTCGAGTCAAATACTGGATTAAGGAATGGAATCTAGGGCGTAGGAAGCATATTATCGCAACCGGGAGGTTCAGATAATAAGTAGGAGGGGGGTGATTGAATGCTGCTTGTGGATTACTTTTTAAAGGAAATCGAAACGTACAAAAAGGACCAGGTCCGCGAACAGACATATGGCAAATATCTGTCCAACTGCCGATTTGTGGCCGATAATTGGCCGGGCTTGTCTTTGGAGAAAATGACGGCAGACGACTACCAGCAAGTTTTGAACAAGTACGCGGAAACGAGAGAAAAAGCAACGGTTATTGACTTCCATCATCAATTGTCGTGGGCGCTTAAACGAGCATACAACGCAGACGGGCTATTAAAGCGTGACGTTACCTTTGACGCAAAAATCCCAAGGGGAAAGCCTCCGGGCGTCAAAAAGCCAAAATTTATGGAAATCGAAGACATGCAAAAATTGGTCAAAGAGCTTAAACACGAGAATACATCTGAGGCGAACTTTTTTCTGATATTGTTGAAAACTGGGCTGAGATTTGCTGAGGCACTAGGCATCACGCTTAACGATGTCGACTTTGACAAAAAGACAGTCACTATCAACAAAACCCTTGACTATAAAAAACATCGGGAAGGAACGAGGTCTTTTGTACCAACCAAAAACAAGTACTCGGTTAGAACGATCGTTGTAGATGACGCCGTGCTGTATATGCTGTGGAAAAATGCAAAGGGTGCTGATCAGGACGAGAGCATTTTCTACAAAATAAAGGGGTTTCAGTATAATTCTACACTTAACAATTGGCTAAAAAGATCGTGTCAAAAAGCTGGGGTGCCCGAGGTAACGCTACACGGGCTGAGGCACGAGCACGCAACTTATTTGGTGTCGCAAGGGATTAGTAGTATGGCGGTAGCAGAGCGGCTAGGGCATGCAGATGATTCTGTCACAAGAGCGGTGTATATTCACCGACTGGAAACGGAAAGAGCACGAGATAGCAAAGAAATAGCACAGAAAATTGCGAGTTTATGAGGGGTGAGATGATGGTTAAATTTGATGTCAAAACCGTAAACGATTTACTAGGGATTGACGATGCATTCAAGGCACCTGAAAGGCTGATGGAAATTCTGCTTAAGAAAGAAGAACGCGAAGAGCTGTTTGGAAATTTTCTAAAAATTGATACTAATCTTGATTATGACTGGTTCCACGAATACTTTGAAACTGAACAAGCCGAGCGGAAGTCGAAGAAACAAGACTTTACGCCTAACTCGGTTGCAAGACTGGCAAACGCAATCACTTCTGAACCAAGGCAGACGGATTATTACGAGATGGCGGCAGGCACTGGCGGAATGATGATCACTCGTTGGGCCTATAACGTCAAAGAAGACCCAGCATTTACAGGCAAAATAAAAAGCACCATGGCTGACGATATCTTAACATCAAGCATCTTTACTTACAGTCCGCGGACTTATTGGTATCATCTCGAAGAGCTATCAGATAGAGCGATTCCGTTTCTGCTGTTCAATGCAGCTATTCGGGGTATAAATGCGGTTATTATCCAATGCGATTCTTTGGACAGAAAGGCTAAGCGGGCGTTTTACGTCAAAAATGACAGCGACAATTTTTTGGCATTTTCTGATATTTTGGAAGTCCCTAAAACTGATAAGTTTGGAAAATTCTTAAATGTAAAGTGGGGTGAGCTCGAATGAGATTTGTGGAGGCGGTAAATTGGATCGAAAAGTGTTACGGCATGCAAGCGTTCGATCATATAGAAGATTACGCCGATGACGAAGCAGTGCAGATTCTTTTGGAAGAGCGAAAACGATCAAGTTCAAAAGCCAACAAGAAGAGTAAAAGAGGAAAGAACCCAGGAGCTGCAACGCTCAGAAACATGATAGAAAACGGGTACACTTACGTAGAAATGGCGATGGCAACAGGACTATCTTCGGCCGCGGTCGGGAAGATCAGCGGAAAGTACGGTTTGAGGGAGCTTTATTACAAAATGCATCCCAATGTTCGAAGGCTTGATGTCAAAGTGTTATGCGTCAATCGCTCAACAGGCGAGCAAGTGGAATTCAAAACCCTGGCAGCCACTGAGCACGCTTTTGGATTGCCCCACTGCGCTTTGTCAGAACGGACAAAAAACGGGAGAACTTTTGTACACGGTGACTGGGAAATAAGGCGAAAAAGTTAAGGCAGCGAGCGACGGTATGCCGTGAGAGTTACTGATACCAGGCGAATGTGGTATGTCAGAGGCGAGAACGGACAGTTGATGACCAGGATTGAGAATGGCATCCCTCACGATAAGTCTGGTACGTGGACGTTTGAAGAGATTAATTCTCGGGGTCTTGACCAGATGGCACGAATCAGAATCTAATAAAAAAAGCCGGTCCTTAAAGCCGACTCTCTAAAATGATATGGCAATCTAATTATATCAAAAAGGGAGTGGCGTTGTGGACGATTTATTGATTGAAATTGACAACATTGACTACAAAGCAACCGCAAGGAATGTGAAGGAGTTCCTGGACAAGAAGCTGCCACGCATTCTCAGAATCGCGAATGCAAGTCCGGCAAGCTTGGCATCACCGGTTATTTCCGACATGCCGGTTAATCGAGGCGGGGGCAATCACAGCGAAGAGAAGATGGTCAAGTACGTTGCTGCCAAAGCAATCATCGATGGGGTATCACGAGCGCTTGCGCATTGTTCCCAGATGTCATCCCACATCCTCAAGGCACGATACGTGCAAGGTCTTCAGAACTGGCAAGTCATTGATACAATGTATTGCGAGCGTGCAACGTACTACAAGCTTAGGGACAAGGCATTCAACGAGTTCGCCGACTGCTTTGAGATGCAGAAAGGGTGCCCTGATCTGCATGTATACAAATAGAACGATTATAAAATGTTATTAAGAAGCAAGGCGACAAGCCTTGTTTTTTTATATTTTTAACAAAAAATGCTTGAAAATCATTGACAATACACCTTAAAAGGTGTATTATATAATTGTAAGGAGGTGAAAGATTTGGGAAAGAAAGCCAAACAAAAAGAGCTCAACAAGGTTAAGATTTCAAGGTACGTTGCAATTGGCGCATGGGCCGCACCGATTACGGTATTGCTTGAAATCATCAAAGACATTGTTGATGCTCTTATAAATAAATAGTTTGGCAGGTAAGGTTGATTATCAGCCTTACCTGTTTCCCCATATCATAATATCATGAATAAGCAGGAAAAGAAATATTATATCTCAGCTGCTGTGGCAATTGTGTTAGCAGTGATACTGTGGGTGTTTAAGACAATCGTAATTGAAAATTAGACGATTACCGGACAAATGCGAGACTAACATTATACACTTTGCAGACATCTCAGGTAGTATGATGATAGTATCGAAGGTTCGGCAGTCGGGAACAGGAGTGACCGTTATGTCAGAATTGTCAGATGCAAAGAAGAAAGCAAACAAAAAGTGGAACGAAAAGAACAAGGAGAAGTCAAGAAAGTATCAGTACAGATCCATGGCAAAGTCGTATGTCAGAAACTATGCTGACGAAAAGGACCTGCTTGATCTTAAACAGATGATAGAGGATAAGCTTGATGGTAAATTACAGTGATATATCTCAACTGGTAAGAGATGTTACGGAGCTTGTCAGAAAGTCCAGGGACGCTGAACTCATTGCGAAGGCAACCGAAATGGCCAAGGCAATCAACGAACTTGTTGTTGACAATAGCAGAATGAGAGAACAACTAAGGAAACTGGATGAATGAATTCAAGAGGTCAGTCTTAACGGCTGGCTTTTTTTGTTAAATGTATTGGAGGAGGTATCAGGGATGAGATATAGACGGTGTAAACACATAGGGTGTCACGCTATGATTCCCAGTTATGACTGTTACTGCTCTGCCCATATTAGCGATAGCCCTAATAGAAAAACGTATAACCATGTTTATAATGCGACAACGCGCAAAAGAGCCGTAAAAGAAAATCAGTATAAATTCTATCGTAGCAAAGAGTGGAAGTCCATTCGTGAAGGAATATTGTTGCGTGACAGTTATTTGTGTCAATATTGCAAGCAGAAAGGGATAACCAGACCAGGAAACATTGTCGATCACATTGTTCCGGTAGAGTACGATAGCAACTTGAAGTCTGATTTAAGCAATCTGATCACTTGCTGCAAGCCTTGCCACAACGTCAAAACCAAATGGGAGCGCAACTATTATGGAACTGGTGCAGGTAATGAAGTGAAAAATGTTGGCAGAGTGCAGGATATAAATTTATTGGTCAAGCTATTAGATGCTCATAAAGCGTCATTAGAGAGCAGATAATCTTTTGAGTGTAATTATACTCAAAGACATTTATTTTAGTCCCCCGCCCCATAGAGCGACATCAGAAGAGCGCACGTTGCCCTCTTCTTGTGTCGCAAACAGTTTTTCAAAATTTTATGTAGGGGGGGCTGTGAGGAGGTGAAAGTCGTGGCATCGAAGCCATATTATTTACAAAATGATGGCAAAGTGTCAAGAACTCCGCCGAATTATTTGGGAACGTTAGCTAAGGAATGCTGGCGTAAGATTGTTCCTTTTCTCGAAGCGACAGAACGTGTTGAAAGAATTGATACTAGTTTGGTTGAGCAGTACTGTACACAGTACGATATATACAGAGCTGCATACCATGATGTCAAAGAAAATGGTATCCAAACGCCTATGTACAAGACTCTTCAGGATCAGATGGGGGAAATCATTGGCAAGGAGTTTGCGGGATTTAGGAAAAATCCCGCTGTCATGACTATGAAGGATGCAAGCAATCAACTTAACGCAATTGGTGCTCAGCTTGGATTGTCACCTAAATCCAGACAAGAATTAATGACGATTGCTGCTAAAACCGATAAATCGGCTACAGATGAGCTGAAGGATTTCTTTAAATAAGTTAAGGAGGTGATGAAATGCAGAAAATAGACCTTGTGCAATCGCACGATGTGATTGGTATGTATGAGAAACTTGATTTTAATCAAGAGCGAAGAAAATACACGGACCCTGGTACAGTGTATGCATTTGATGTGCTTGACGGAAAAATAACAACAGGATACCTCATTAAACTTGCTGCATTTCGTCACTTGAGAGACTTACAGAGACAAGGTCAAGCTGATTTTCCATATACTTATGATATTCACGAATCGGAAAAGCTGTTGAAGTTTGCTTCTATTTGTCCAAATGTTGACACAGGAGAGCCTACTAAGCTTATGGACTGGCAGAAGTTTATTTTTTCAATGCTTTTTGGCTGGCGGAATCGGGAAGGAGGCAAGAGATTTACGCGAGCAATCGTTTCTGTTGCTCGTGGACAAGGAAAAACGTATTTGATGGCTATTTTAATGTGCTATTCGTATCTGATAGAAAGCCTTGGATTGTCCAATCAGGATTATCTGGTTGCTTCGATTAATTTTAAGCAAACTAACAAGTTGTATGGCTACATTAAGTCTATGCTGCGTCAGATAGCAGTTACCGAACCTTTTAAATCTTTAGCTGACGAGACGGAGCTGTCAACGCAGTCTGATCAAACAATCGAAAAAAGGACGAATAATGTTCTAAGAGCCATCTCGTTTGAGTCTGGACAGTTCGATTCTTTTCACTTTACTACAGCTATCGTTGACGAAATTGGTGAAGTAAAATCGCGTGACAAAGTTTCAAAAATTATCTCGGGTCAAGTTAAAATCAAGAATAAACAGTTTATTCAGATATCGACGTCATATCCTGATCCAAGCGTCCCTTTCCATGAAGATCAGAAGATGTTGCAACAGGCGATGGAGCAAGATTGGAATCGTGATGCGGACAGCTATTTAGGCTTAATATGGGCTCAAGATGACTTAGACGAGACTTTCAAAGATGAGACTTGGGTTAAGTCAAATCCTTTGCTGCAATTGCCAGACCAACATGATGTACTGTTAGCAGGTCTCAGAGACAAGCGCGACAGTGACATGTTATCCGGAGTTATTTCCGATTTTCAGAACAAGAATTTGAATCTTTGGCTGCAGGAGTCAACCGATAGTTTCCTGAAACTTAACGATATTGAAAGTGCGATTATTGATAACTTTAGTTACGATGGACAGGTTGCTTATCTTGGATTTGACTATTCAATGTCAAGTGATAACACAGCGTTGGCGTTCGTTATTCCGTACGCAGACACAACGGGTAGAAAGTGGCATGTCATGCAGCATTCTTTCATACCGTGGCAGAGAGCAGGGTCCATAGAGGCGAAAGAAAAACAAGACGGGATCAATTATAGGGATTTAGCCAAAAAAGGTTATTGTACGATAACAGCGCATGAACAAGGTCTAATAAGCACTGAACAAGTATTTAACTGGTTGGTTGATTTTGTTGATGAACATAAGTTGAAAGTTGTATTTTTTGGATATGATGCCATGGGGGTCAATGAATTTATCAAGCGCCTTGAATACAATACAAGTTATCCATTGCAGGCAATCAGGCAGCGGACGGGTGAATTAAAAGATCCTACTAAGTTTCTTCAGAAGATATTTGTAGAAGGTTCGGTAACAAGATTTGACGATAAAATTATGGAGAAAGCATTGATCAATGCTCAGTTATATGAAGATAAAGTTGGAATTCAGGTTGATAAGGCCAAAGCAACGCTTAAAATCGACGTTGTGGATGCGATTATTGACGCCATGTATCAAGCTATGTACCATTTTGAAGATTTCGGAATTGTAAATGACAAGAGCAATGAAGTTGATTTGCTTACCGAACAAGACGTTCTAGACTGGTTTAACTCAAATGACAGTGATTATACGGATTAAGGAGGTGATGATTATTTTAAAATTTTTTCAATGTATTTGGAAAGTGATTGACGTTATTTTCTATGTAGCATCGATCGCTTTTTTTGTTTGGGGTTTCTTTCGTGTGAGCACCACGGTCGGAATTTTTTCGTTGGGATTTGCTTTCATCATCTTAGGACTGCTTAGTGAAGCCATTGCAGGGCAGAAAGGAGGCGGTAGGTAGTGCCTATTTTTAATCTGATATCCGTTCCTGATTCTGATAATTATACGGTTGCCAATTTTTTAACCGGAGAAACTGAAAACAATTATGTTTCAGCACGTGAAGCACTGCATAATTCCGATGTCTTTGCAATCGTCAACCTCATTTCAGGCGACCTCGCAACATCTAGAATACATGCGTCAGCATCTAGAATGCAGGGTATGATTGACAATCCAACTACAATGTCCAATGGCCATCTGTTCTGGAAGTCTGTTTTCCTGCAGCTACTACTAGGCGGAGAAGCCTATGTATACAGATGGCGCAACAGAAACGGAGTTGACTTGAGGTGGGAGTATCTCAGACCGTCACAGGTTGACGTTTTCGAACTGGATGACGGATCTTCACTTGTCTATAACGTCACGTTTGACGAGCCGGGAATCGGAATTGTCAACTCGATTCCCCAGTCTGACATGCTGCACTTCCGACTTATCAGCAGAAACGGCGGCAAGACTGGCATTTCTCCGCTTGCATCGCTGTCTTCGGAGATGGCAATCAAGAAGTCCAACACGAATCTGACATTGACTGCGCTTAAACAGGCAATAGTATCGCCGGGCATTCTGACCATCAAGAAGGGCGGCCTGCTTAATGAGAAACAGAAAGCCGCTCGGTCAAGGCGTTTTATGGCACAGCAGGAGTCATCGAACTATGGCCCCGTGGTGCTTGATGACCTTGAAGACTACAAGCCGTTGGAAGTTAAGTCTGACGTGTCATCGCTTTTGTCTCAGACGGATTGGACGGCTAATCAGATTGCCAAGGTATACGGGATACCGGACAGTTATCTGAACGGACAGGGTGATCAGCAGTCATCACTTGACCAAATCAAGGGAATGTACACGAACGCTCTTAACCGCTACATGGGGACGATTCTCGGAGAGTTGAACAACAAGCTGAACTGTCGGTTCACTGCTGATTTGCGCCCTGCTGTTGATCCACTGGGTGATGGCTATGCAACAAAGATTTCCGAGATGGTCAAGACCAACGCAATTGACGGCAATCAGGCACGATACATTCTGCAGAAATCCGGCTACTTCCCGGAAGACATGCCTGAATACTCGGGAATCTTGAAGGGGGGTGAAGACAATGACAGTAATTGAAGTCAAGGCGGATATTGTTGATAACGATACAGGTAAGTTCTATGACTGGATAGGATGGGATGCGGTATATCCGGGCAAGGTCTCTACTCTGCTTGACGGTGCCGATGAAGTTGAGGTCAACATCAATTCGAACGGTGGTGACGTGTTTGCCGCGTCAGAGATTTACACGCTGCTGTCACAGCATTCGGGCATGGTTACGGTTAACATTCAGGGTCTTGCCGCGTCAGCTGCGTCAGTCATCGCAATGGCCGGCGATGTAGTGCATATCAGTCCTACGGCGCAGATCATGATCCACAAAGCGTGGACGATTGCTGACGGCAACGCTGATGATATGGCTCATACGTCAGAATTTCTTGAAGGAATTGATGATTCAATCATGAATGCATATGTTGCCAAGACAGGGCTCGATAAGTCGGAATTGTCAAACATGATGTCCAAGGAGACGTGGCTTACTGCAAATCAGGCGGTCGACTACGGTTTTGCTGATGACGTCATGGATTTTGGCAGGTCAAAAGAGCCCGTACTTAATTCTATCGTTTATCCACAGGTCAGCCGAGCCGTTGTGGACAGATGGAAGAAGGCCATGGCAAGCGCAGAAGCCTATGAAAAGCAGAAAAAAACTGCTGAAAATAGAGACGCGGAAATTGTTGGAAAGAAGAAGCTGCAGGCCAAGATTGACCTGCTTTTTTAGTAGAAAGGAAGTAAAGCAATGCACGTAATGAACGTTAACGAATTGAAGATGGCCTTCGATGAAGCCGGCACAAAGGTACAGAAGCTCGAAGATAAGCGCGCCGACCTCATTCTTGACCTGAAGAAGGATGCAGATTCGCATTCTGCAGACGAGCTCAAGGCCGTCAAGGATGAATTGTCAAAGGCTGTTGTAGTTCGGGACGCGGCAGAAGAGGCATATGCCGACGCCCGAGCGGAACAGGTCGCAAACATGAAGGCAGAGGACAGGGAGCCGCTGACTGCCGATGAGAAAACACTCAAGAACAAGTTCGTATCAGATTTCAAGGATATGGTTACAGGCGCAAAGGTGTTCAATAAGGTTGATTCCACTGTTGATACGTCCGGTTCAGCTGCAGGATTGACGATTCCGGAGGACGTGCAGACGACTATCCACGCCCTGGTCCGCCAGTATGATGCACTCCAGAACTACGTCAACGTTGAGAACGTCGGTACGGCCACAGGTTCCCGTGTCTACGAAAAGTGGTCTGACGTTACACCGCTTGCCTCTATTGATACGGAAGATGCGAAGATTGGCGACAATGACGATCCAAAGCTCACAACGGTCAAGTATGCCATTAAGCGCTATGCCGGCATTACTACGGCCACAAACACGCTGCTTGCAGACACGGCAGAGAACATTCTCGCCTGGCTGACCGGCTGGATTGCCAAGAAGGTTGTCGTAACACGTAATCAGGCTATTCTCACCAAGATTGCTGCTTTCGAGAAGAAGCCGACACTGGCCAAGTGGGATGACATCATTGACCTTGAAAACTCTGTTGACCCTGCCATCAAGGCAACATCAGTCTTCATGACCAACTCTTCCGGCATGAATGCCTTGCGCAAGGTCAAGAATGCAATGGGTGACTATCTTATGCAGCGTGATGTCACTGAACCGGGCAAATACACAATTGACGGCTACCGTGTGATTGAAATTTCAGACCGTTGGCTTGCCGATAATACTGGATCACACCCGCTCTACTTCGGCGACCTCAAGCAGGCGGTCACACTGTTTGACCGTCAGGCTATGTCTCTTATGACAACTAATATCGGCGGTGGAGCGTTCGAAACGGATACGACCAAGATTCGCGTCATTGACCGCTTTGATGTCGCCTCAACTGACGCCGGAGCGTTTGTTCCGGGGTCATTCAAGGCAATTGCTGACCAAAGCGCCAACTTTGCTGCTTCTGCAAGCAAGTAGAAGGTGATTTAGATGGCGGTTAGTTTAGAGATGCTCAAGGACTCGTTACGTGTTGATGATGATGCAGATGATGCTTTGCTAACCGGCTATCTGGACGCGGCAGAATCATTTGTTAAAAATGCAGTCGGAGCTAATGAAGATTACTATGTAAATAATGCTCGTTTTGATACAGCAGTTTTGGCACTGGCATCAACGTACTATACGTATCGCATGACCTCAGTAACCGGTACGGTAACCACAATGAATGCGACGATGAATGCCTTGATTAGCCAAATGCGCGGGGAGGTGGATGCGATTGAAGAGTCTTAACCCAAGTCGCATGAGGGGCAAGGCATTATTTGGACACATGGGAGAAACCAGTAAAAAGAACCCTAATACCGGCAGGCCCATTAAAAGCTTTGTTGCTGATTTTGCAGTGTGGTATGGCAAATATTCATTATCGATGTCTGACAGTATTGCTTATCATGGCATAGATCAGAGCATCGCAATGATAATTTTTGTACGGCATAATCCTAGGATTACCGATAAATTTAAAGTACAAGTCAAGGGGTTAACGTATGATATTCAAAGTATTAAATCAGATGATGGATTGTCGCCTGACGGTTTTGATTTGGTTACGCTTAAGAAGGTGGATTCGAATGGCTAAGTCGGTTGAAAATGAAGGTAATTTTGAAGCATTGCTCAGTAGGTTGGCACAAGGCCTGACGATAGATGACAAACTGAAGGCCAACAAATCTGGCGCGGATATTTTCAAAAAAAACCTAAAAGCTGCAACGCCTCGCTCGGATACCGAATACAAGGGGAAAACTCCTCATATACAAGATGCAATTGTAGAGGAATGTCACCCTGACGGAAGAGTTGAAGTGGGTTTTTCTTCTGAGTCATCGCGTGGATACATTGCTAGATTCCAGAATGACGGTTGGATTGCTACCGATCGTAATGGCAAAAGTCATAAGCATGTTCCCGGAAAGCATTTCTGGGAGCAGGCAGAGCATGCTTCAAGAGGCAAGATTCAGGAGGCGGTTAAGCAGTCTCTTAAATCAACAATTGATAGAAAGGTGGGGAAATTGTGACACCTGCCGCATATGTTTATGGAATTCTTGCTGATAACATTGCTTCAATTCCAGGTCTTAAGTCAGATGATATTTGCACGTTCGACGTGGACGATTCTGCAAGTTCCGATGTGATTGTGCTGATTACAGAAGAACCGGGAATGGGTGATGATTATGGCAATGATAATGTCCTGTATAGCAATAAGCGAGTACAGATTGATTTTTATTATCCTAGAGATTATGTGGGCGACATGGATGAGTTGGAACGGCATCTGAAACAGGTTTTGAGGGAGCATGAAGTGTATTGTTGCTCTGATGCGGGTCATGTCCTTAGTTTGGATAGCAAAAATATAACTAATACGTTGAAATTTAATTTTAAAATGGAGGTCTGAATATGGCTGTAGTAGGTTTACAAACAACATATGTTGGTATTAAAGATGAAGATGGAAATGTGATTGTTGGTGTTGATAAAGGCGGTGTTTCTGAAACGGGCGTTTACGAGATCGATACTTCCAAGAAAAAAGGCAATTTAGGTGCCACAACGGCAAATATTACCGGTTTGTCAGGAACATTGACAAAGGTCTATGGCAACGATGCCCTTGTGGACGTAAGCAACCCGCCATCGGCGCCATCTGTTGCATTGACATATAATCAAGTCAACGTCGCTGTTAAGCAAGCATTGCTTGGACGTAAGCTTGTAAATGGCGGGTACGTCGATACTGATGATACCATTGAAAGCGCGTTGATTGTTAAGTCTCACGATGAAATCGAAAACAAGGCAATTTATTTCGCGTTTCCGCGTGGAGTTTTCAACGAAACTCAGCAGAACGTGCAGTCAAATACTGATACTGCTCAAACTAGAGAGACTGAGCAGATGACATTTACTGCACTTGCTTCTCCTACATTGGGGAATAAAACATTTAAAATCTATTACGAAGGTGCACAAAATTTCAGTTTGAAAAAGATGTTCGATGAGGTATTTGGATCAACCCAGAAGTTCATTACAGCAGAAGCTTCTAATGTTGCAGGATCACATCAATAAGTAAGCTAAGCGACAGAGACGATCAAGGTGAGACGAATAACGGAAAGGAAAAGATATAATGGCAAAAGTAGTTAAAATTGACGGAAATGTTCTGGGGTTCCCTGAAAAGAATTGGAATTTGATTGATTCAAACACCAACGTGAAGAAGTTTATCAGGAATTTTACCAACTGGAATGACAAAATTTTAGAGATTGAAGATAACCCGATTGCCATGATGGGGTTCATCGTTGACGAAGTGCCAAACATTTTGGAAGATATGCTCGAACTTAGCAAATCCGAACGAAAAAAGCTCGATGAAGCATCATTTTCTGATCAGTATGATGTTTTCAGAGAAATGGCACGACAATTCCTTGGAATTGATATGGCATCGATTAATGGTGATGATGATCTTCCGGATGGTGAAGACCCAAAAAAGCCAGACGCAGAATGAATCTGCAGCTCAAACAGCTAAGTGATGATATTGATTACATGGCAAAGCAACTGTTAATGGAAAATGGCGTATTGCCGGATGACTACTACAGGTCTTCATTTTCCGATATGCAGACGGCATTGATATCTAAACCACGTGAAGAACGCATAGTTGACGCTGGCGCATTTGCTAGATCACTGATGAAAGGAGGACACTAACATGGAAGAGATTCAAGGGTATCGATTTTCTATCGACTTGAATGATGGCGAAATGGGGAGAAAACTGCAGGTAATTCGACAAGAAGCGTATGCCTTGAAAAATGCAATGAGGACTAATTTTGCTGAAATCAGTGCCGGTGAAGGCGTAATGGCTGCGTATGCTAACAAGGTTACCGATGCAGGAAGGGCCATTAAGGCACAGGAGAAATTGATTGAGCTACTGACAACAGAGCAAAAAGGTTTGGATCTTACGACTGACAAAGGACAGAAAACGTATTTGAGATATGAAAATCAAATCAATGCTGCTAAAAGAGCAATTGTTAGTCTTACGTCCCAACAAGAAAAAGCAAAATCCATCAGTTCTCAGGAGAATCAGCTTCACCTTCAGGCAATACGAAATCTTGAAACGCTGACTAAGAGGACTGACGAAGTCCGCAACGCAACGTCGAGAGTGACGGACATTACCACCTCATATGCTCATGCTCTTGAAACTGAGGGACGGACAAATGAAGCCGCCAGGGCAAAGCTGAAGGGGTTGGAAAGCGTTCGAAAATCACTTGAAATTCAGTTGAAACAGGAAAAATTGCTTCTTCAGGAAACGGCAAGGGTTTCCGGTGAAACCTCAAGTGCATACCAGTCACAGAAGGCAAAGGTCGAGGACCTCACTCTCAGCTACAGACAGAATGAAGCTGAGATCAGGAATCAGATAAAGGTCACGAAAATGTGGCCTGATTCTCTAAATAGGCTAAGAGACGGAACGCTGAAACTGAAGTCAACGATTAAGCAATCGTTTAACGAGATAAAGACTGCAGCTATGGTTGGTGGTGCTGCAGTTTCAGCTTTTTCAGGGGCGTGCCTGAAAGGTTCGGAGAAGGCGTCTGAACTCAGCAGTCAGTACAATGTCATCAAGAATAACCTGGTGACGGGCGGGGAAAGCGTCGTCGAGGCAACCAGGGCGGTTGCAATCATGCAGTCTGACGGAGAGAAATACTCACTGAAGTATGGTAAGTCTCAAAAAGACATCGCTGACGCTTATCTGGAACTTGTCAAGCGCGGCTACACAAGCAAGCAGGCAATTGGTGCAATGAACACCGAACTTCAGGGTTCCATTGCTTCGGGGGATGATTTCTCTGATGTAGTTGAAGTTGCGTCTCAGACGCTTGAAGGATTCGGGATGACCGTTGACAAGAACGGAAAACAGCTCAGTTCCGCCAGGGAGATGACGGTTCAGACAAAGAAGGCCGTCAACACCTTGGCCTATTCTGCTGACGTTACGTCAACATCATTCCAGTCTCTGGGCATCGGGATGTCTTATGTATCGGCTACAGCTCATCAGGCGGGATTCAGTTTGTCTGAAACGGCAAGTGCCATGGGTGTTTTGAGTAATAATGGTTTGGAAGCAGACAAGGCTTTGGTAAAACTGGCCGCTTAG